ATTATTTTTATCCAATTCTATAGTTATAGTATCGTTCTTTGTATATATTTGAATATATTTAACTGTAGAAACATCAATTTTAATATTTGCTAAAATAATATTCTTAGCGATATATTGGTCATTATTAATAAATGTATTATTTTTGATATTTAAATAGATATCTTCTTTATTATTGGAGACACAAGAAGTATTCAATGAATCTACTATACTGTTAGTTATATTATTAAATAATTTACTATAATTAATAGCCCTTTTAAATTTTCTCAATGAAACTAAATAATTTCCATATAAATACTTTTCATTTTCATTAGAAAACTTACGATATGGAATATCCTTTTTATTTCTTACAATATTCTTTTTACGAGAATTTACGATACTCATAGTAGTCATAGAATTTATAAAAGAATCAGTTATAGATACTATAGCCGATAGTAAAATAAGTATTACCGAAAAATATCTAATCATTATAGATGTATTCATATTAGGATTATTATATAAATAATAAATATACAAATCAATTTTTATAATTATAAATATATATAAAAATTGATAAACCTTATATATTAGTTGTCATTAATACCAATATTACTTATGGATGATGAAATGTGGGAATTATTTAAAGAAATAAAAGACGAAGAAGATAAACAAATTAAAATAAGTAATGGTATTGATGACAATTGTGAAGAAAATAAATTAATAAAGTGTGATTGTGGTTGTGTAGAATTTTTAATAGAAGATAATATGCATATCTGTAAGAAATGCTGTTCAATTATTTCAAAGGTTATAGAGAATACGGCAGAATGGAGATATTATGGAAATGATGATAATCGCGATGGCGACCCTTCTCGATGTGGAATGCCTACTAATAATCTTCTTCCAAAATCTTCAATAGGTTCTATGATTGGTAGCGGATACAAAGATAATATAGATATGCGTATAATTAGAAAATTTCAAATGTGGAATAGTATGCCCTATGATGAAAGAACCTTATGGAATGTTTTTGATAAAATGACTGCCAATACTATTAATAACGGAATACCTATGAAAGTAATAGATGATGCTAAAAACTTGTATAAACAAGCATCTTCATTGAAAATATCTCGTGGCGATAATAAAGAGGGTTTAATAGCCTCTTGTATATATCATGCGTGTTTAGTAAATGATATTCCTAAAAGTTCTAAAGATATTGCCGATATGTTTAATATATCTCATGTTACATTAAATAAAGGCAATACACGATTTCAAACTTTATTACAACTAAATGTATCTTCGCCAAGTCCTATTGATTTCATATCACAATATGGCAACAATCTAAATATGTCTATAAACGATATTAACAAATGTAAGGAACTTGTAAAATTAATAGAAGAAAATGAAATAATGAATGATAATTCTCCGACATCTTCCGCAGCGGGTATAATGTATTATTATTCAATTGTCAAAGGATTAGGATATTCAAAAAAAAACTTCGCTAAGGCGTGTAAAGTATCCGAAGTAACAATAATAAAATGCTATAAATTAATCAACGCTTATCATAGTTTCATAACAACCCATAAAAACAATATATTCTCTTAAAGATTTATTATATTTTTCAAGCATAAATATATAATAACTTACACACTTGGCATTAATATCATTTTTCACTCTATTTACGCTCTAAATAATAAAGTCAAATCTTATCTGTCATATTTTTTATAATATCTTGCAATTCTTGTGAGTCTACATATATAATATTCGTAAATATTAGATTATATATAATCCTTTTATATTGTAAATGCTATGACAAAAGATGATTTATTTACATCAATATGTAATGGAGATATACAAAATAGCATATTATTGAGTACTAAGATTATATTTATAGATGAATCCTTTGATATTTTAGAATTGATATATATAGACGTGTGTGCTTATATAGGAACTTTTATATATATAACAGATGTTGGGAAACTAATTGATATTTACGAAGATATAGTAAATATGATAGATAATGATAAAATAATAATAAAAAATATTTATATAATTATAACTAAACTATGTATTTTGTGTGATATTTATAATAAACACCCTGTTGCTAAATGCGGTAATATGTCTATTACTACTTTGAAAAACAAAATATCACATATTTTAAATGAAAATGATATGAAATTATCGCAAAATGGTATTATGCGATTTGATGGCATACTGCCTCCTCATAATCACGAAAATTACAATACGGCTCTTGGAATTATAGCAATAATTATAAAAACTATTAAATCGACAGATGATTTATCAAGTGACGATATAAATAAACTCGTTGATATATCTAATAATTTGCGATTAATATTAGATTATGTATTGAGAAAAAAAATAAGAATAGAAACAAAGTTTTATAGTACAGATGATGATATATCTTGGTTTATATGGGGAGTATACAGTATATTATATAATGAAAAAATATTTGAAAATGCTTTTAAATTATATAATCATGAATATAAGAAAAAATATAAGATAAAAAGGCAAGGATTATTGTATGTACTAGGATTATTGTGCATATACGTACATAAACAAGATATATCTAAGGGATGGACGAGTAAAGAACAAATTGTAATAGATAAAATAGATGAAATATCAATAAAATTATATAACGAAATACGTAAGGATTTAATAAGTAAAAACCCTGACTTATATGAAAAGGCAAATAAAAAAATACAAGAAGATAAAAAAAGAGAGACAGATGGATTAGAGTTTATAATAAATTATATACCAGAAATTGATAGTAATAAAGATAATAATATGACAACAATAGAATATAAAACAAATTATAAAGAAACGCCGCGTATTATAGATGCTTCGTAAAATTCTTTTGATAACTTATTATATTTTTTTATAATATCTTGTTTTGATATACTAAGAGCACCTACGTTATTATCTTTATTAAAATTAATATTATTTAGTTTAATTAATAAATTCAATATTTTAATATTAAGACTATTATTAATTTTAATAAACCAATGCGTATTAATATTATCACTATCTTCTGTTATTTTAACATATCCTATTTTAGATCCTACGCGTCTTATAGATATAGTTGAGTTTTCTTTTTTTGTAAATGAATACCAATACGAAGGTATTAATTTTTGCGTAATTTTTCTAAGTTTATCTTTGCGTATCCATATTTGAAAAACGGTTTTTATATTTTTAGTAATACCAAAATATGTAAAAGAATTGATAGGAATATTTATTTGATATATTAAATGATAATTTAGAGGAAAAGATTTTTGCAAACTTAATTTTTTAAAACTTATTGGTAAAATAAAAGAGATACTTTTTGCTTTTAAGATATACGTGGCATGTTTAATAAATGCGATTGCCTTCGAAGATTTATTACCAAATGGAGGATTGCCTATGATATGACAATTATTATTAGAATCATCATAATGTAAATCTAAAAAATTCTTTTTAACTATTTCTTTATTTTCAGGTTTAATATCATAAAATTTATAATTATTAGATAGTTTTTTAATTATATTAATGAAAGACCCATTACCGGCACTGGGTTCTATTATTAAATCATTTTTATCTATATCAATATGAGTTTTAATAACATCATAACATAAATTAACAATATCTCGATTTGTATAAAACTTATCAAGAGATAATATATTTTTATTTGTACTCATAGAGACAATATCTACTATATAATATTTAAAAAATAAAATTACGATGTATACAAGATATATAAAGTTATTTTGCTATATTTATATAAATGATATTAGATAACACCTATTTTACTTCAATCAATAGTTGTGAAAAAGCCTATATATTAGGATTAATTATATTTAATATTAAAGAGAATATATCAGGTAAAATAATTATAGAGATTGAATTAAAAACAGATAGTATAGACAATGTAGCCTTATCATATAATAATGTTGATAAATTAATTGATATTTTTAAAAAGATTGGTAAAGTAGAATATGATAATTTCAATATATTGCGATTAACTATAGAGTCTACACATATTATAAAAGATATTTTTGTTAAACATCTTGATTTATATTTAGTCAATACGAAACATTATGATTTATCATTATTTATAAATACAATTTATAATACAGATAAAAATCTATTAAATAATTTTATAAAAGCATATATAGAAAAAAATGGTATAATTTCAAAAAATTGTTTACATATTACACTATATAATTATAATACGTTGAAACAGATAGCAACAATTTATAATATACCTCATAAAATACTAAAAGAGGATGTTAAACAAAACATTGCGGAAAACAAAGAAGAACAATATATTTTAGAATATAAAAATTCAAATATGATAGATTTTTTAGGAAAAGTATGTTTGAATGATAACGAATATAATAGTTTATATATAAATAATAGTATTTATAATTTTTTAAATAATGAAGAAATAGAACCTATTCTAAAAATATACAAAGTTGATGAAAAAGCAGTAATACCTTCAAAAAATAATTACTCTGATGCTGGATTGGATTTAACAATTATTAGCGAAAATAAAAGATTAAATAGTGATACAATTTTATATGATACAGGTATTAAAATAGAAATACCAAATGGGTATTATGTAGAAATTGTTCCGCGAAGTTCTATAAGTCGTTCAGGATATATGTTGGCTAATAGTATTGGAATAATAGATCAAGGATATACTGGAAATTTATATGTTGCTTTGCGAAAAATAAATAACGAATGTGAAGATTTGGTTCTACCATATAAATGTTGTCAAATTATTATGAAAAAACAAATATATCCTAAAATTATTATTGAGGATTTGACAAAAGAACATAAAGATGAAATTCTTTTAACATCACGAGGAGAAGGAGGTTTTGGAAGTACAGATATAAATTAGAATATATATAATAATATATGATAGATTTTAGATATTAAATATATCAATACTATTAAAAATATAATTGCATGATTTATCAAAATATATTCATTATCTTGTACACTATTAATATTATAATAATCTATATATCTAAACCATAAGTTTCTTAAACTTGTATTATTAAAATAGTTTATAATAATATTAATATTATTTTTTAATTCATCCGCCATAAAAGACATCATAACAATATTATAAAAATTAAGATATATCATTTTTTATAATATTATTAATTTTATATTGTATTTCTTCATATAGTTCAAGTGTATAATTAGCAAAGAATATATTTTTAGAATATGCGTCACTACATATGAATATATTATTATAAAGATTTTTAATTTTTTCTTTAACAATTACGTTGTTAATTCCTACATTCCATAAATACAATGATGATTTTTTAATAGGATATACAATATTTAAATTATTAATTAGATGATTTTGTATGTTATGTTCATTTATAATATCATTGTCATTATAAATGTTATTACAATCAATATTATATTTAGTAACACTATTTAATATTCTACGATTATTTTTGGTTATAAATTTAAATCTCAATAGATTTTCTTTTGATAAATTCAAAATAATAGCCTTAGTAATATATGATTTATATTTAGATACTAATGTTATATTCTGTTCTATATCTATATAAATATCTCTAATATCTGTATTAAATTCAATAATTACATTTTTGACATATAAATATTCTAACATTTTGTCAATAATTATAGTACAATCATCTTCTACTATGTAATATTCGTTATTATAATTTAGATCATTATTAAACAGATATATAGCATATAATG